CCTCAGAGAGAGATTCGGCGGGTATTTTCAAGGGGAAAGGTAACCCGATGGCCCGAATAGCCGAAAAAAACGAGGGTGCGAGGCTACTGGCCGCTACTGGTCTTGACCACGCTGCGATCGCGGCTCAGCTCGGCGTGTCGAGAGCTGCTGTGACCCAGTGGCTTGGGTCAACCAAGCGACCGTCCACCGCGAGGCGAAAGACCATCGAGGCATTGTTCGGAGTGCCGGCTCCGGCGTGGGACGTTGAGGTGAAGTCGATGGCCCTCGGTGCGGCGCAGGCCCAGCGCAGCGCAGACCCGGAGACCAAGCTGGACGCAGAAGGGCGTCTCCGCGCACAGCTTCAGCGGCTGGACGAGATCCGGGGCGCGGCGCTGAGCGACGCAGCTATGCCTCCGCAGACGCGGCTGCGCCTCGAGGCGACCGAGACGCGATGCATTGAGTTGCTGTCGAAGCTCACCGGTGAGGGACAGGAGATTTCGGAAGCGCGCATCCTGCGAACGCCTGCGTGGCGCCGTCTGCAGGACGCAATCGTGGACGCCCTGCAGCCGTTCCCAGCCGCAGCGGTGGCGGTGTCACGAGCGCTCAAGGAGCTCGCCGGGTGACGACCTCGATCGCACGTGAGGTCCAGTCGAGGCGGTCGCCGTCATCGCGGGCGCGCACGATGTCAGGCGGGCTGTCGACGGCGATCGACGGCGACCTCGAGCTGCGATACGAGACCACGCGCGACGAGGACGAGCGCGACGAGATTCGATCGGCGCTGAATTTGTCGGAGTCCGAGCACTGGCCGAGCGAACGGTATCGGCTGGACCCGGAGGCCTTCGCGATCGAGGTGCTCGGGATCAGGCTCACGGTCCAGCAGGTTCAGATCCTCCTGGCGGTGCGCGACCACATGCGCGTAGCGGTCGCGTCGGGTCACAAAGTCGGCAAGTCCGTGACCGACGCTGTTGTGGCGTTGTGGTTCTTCTGCACGCACGACGAGGCCCGCGTCGTGATGTCGAGCGTGACCGCGCGTCAGGTCGACCAGATTCTGTGGCGTGAGCTGCGCATGCTGCACCGCCGCGCGATCAAGCCCATCGGCGGCGAGCTCCGCGAGCTTGCGCGATCGGGGCTCAAGTCGGCTGACTTCCGCGAAATCGTCGGCTTCACCGCGAGGGAAGCAGAAGCTGTCGCGGGCATCTCCGGGCGCAATCTGCTCTACGTCCTCGACGAGGCGAGCGGCATCGGCGACGACATCAACGAGGCGATCGAAGGCAATCGCGCTGGCGGAGCGCGCGTGCTGATGACCTCGAACCCGACACGATCGGAGGGGTTCTTCTTCGACGCGTTCCACAAGCTGAAGCAGACGGAGGACAACCCCAAGGGAGTGCATTGCATCCAGGTGTCGAGCGAGGATTCGCCGAACGTTATTGAAGGTCGCAACGTTGTCCCAGGGCTCGCAACGCGTGACTGGGTCGACGAGAAACGGCGCGAGTGGGGCGAGGATTCGCCGCTGTACGCTGTGCGCGTCAGAGGCGAGTTCGTTCGGCGAGAACAGGGTAAGGTTGTGTCGCTGCACACGATCGGGCTTGCGGAGCAGCGGTGGGCCGACGCGTCGTGCGAAGGTGTTCTCACGATCGGACTCGACCCTGCCGGCGAGGGTGTCGACGGCGACGAGAGCGTATTCGCGCCGCGACGAGGTTTGCGCGTGATCGAACTCGTGGCGTTCCGTGGCCTGTCTGCGGACGCGCACCTGGTGCATCTGCTCAACATCGTCCGAGAGCACAAGACGCCGAAGGAACGTCCTCGCGTCGTGCTCGATCGCTCTGGACCGATCGGCGCCGAGGTGCTCAGCACGTTGCGAGCGTACCTCAGCAGGTTCGATGACGGCGCAGAGCCGTTCGAGGTGTTCCCGATCCGCGCGTCCGATCGTGCTGTGAGGCAGGCGGACATTTGGGATCTGATGCGCGATGCGCTTTGGGGCAACGCGGCTCACTGGTTGCGTGCAGTGGAGGATCGCGGCGAAGGTGGAGCGATACCCGAGGACTCGAGGCTCGCGGCAGAGCTGCACGCGCCGGAGTGGATCGAGGGGCCGCAAGGGCGATTGAAGGTCACGAGCAAGAAAGAGCTTCGAAAAAAGATCAAGCGCTCGCCGGACCGCGCCGATGCCATGTGCCTTGCCGTGTGGGATCCGAAGCCGTGGGAGAGCTCGTCGTCGGAAGGATCGTCGGCGTCGGAGGTCAAGCGGCCGACCGACCGAGGCGACGTGAGACCGGTGCTCGATCCGTTTTCTGGGGCGATCGATCCGTTTGGTGGGTTCCGTCGATGAGCTTCAAATCTCGGGTTACACTCGGTTACCAAGGGCCGATTTGCAGTTGGTAACTGCATGTAACCGGCGCGTGTGGTTGCGTTGACCGCATGGCGATCCTCGGTGACGTGCTCTCTGCGCTGCTCGGTGTGAGCGCGTATGAAAAGCCGTCCGATCCGAAGGACGACGAAGAAGCATTGCGAATCAGAGCTGCGGCCGGCGCGCAGCTATCGCGCCAAGCACGGACGCAGACGCGCTGGTACCTGGCGGACCTCGAGACCGCGCGCACGCAAGCAGACAACGGGAATCTCCGCCAGCTGGCAAAGCTGTGGAGTGCGATGCAGGCAGACGGCGTCGTGGCAGGCCTAATGAGCACGTGCACTGACGGCCTGGTGCGTCTACCTCGGCAATTCTCCGGCGATGACGCGCAGGTCGCCGAGCTCACCGGCAACGGCACCGTGAGCGTGTTCGATCAGATGTTTCCGAGCACGGAGCTCGCTCTGATGGCCGCTGATGGCCGTGGCCTCGGCGTAGCGCTGGGCGAGCTCGTGCCAGTGCGCGCACGCGACTACCCGGTCCTCGTGCGCCAGGAGCCGGAGGGTTTGCGGTACCGCTGGGATGAGAACCAGTGGTACTACCAAACGAAGGCGGGCGATCTTCGCATCACGCCAGGTGATGGCCGTTTCGTCCTGCACGTCGCTGGCGGCCGTGTTGCCCCGTGGAGGCACGGCATTGTGTACGCGCTGGGCGAGGCGTGGATTCCGAAGACGCACGCGAAGTCGTACCGAAGCAACTGGGAGTCAAAGCTGGCGAACCCCGCGCGCGTTGCATACAGCCCCTCTGCAGCGACCGACGAACAGGCGGACTCCTGGTTCCAGAAGGTGATGGCTTGGGGAGTCAACACCGTGTTCGGGATGAAGCCCGGCTACGACGTGAAGCTGCTCGAGAGCAACGGGCGTGGTTACGAAGCGTTCGGCGCGACGATCACGACGTCGAACGAAGAGATCATTCTTGCGATCGCTGGCCAGCTCGTCACGACGACGGGCGGCACAGGGTTCGCGAACGCCGACATCCACAAGTCGATTCGCGCGGACATCATCAAAGCGATCGCCGATTCGCTCGCTCACACGCTCAACACCCAAGCGATTCCGCCATGGGTCGTGGCGCGCTGGGGGGTCGATGCGCTCACGTCGCGTGCGACGGTGCTATGGGATGTCACGCCACCGAAGGATCGTTTGGCGGAAGCAAACGCGATGCTACAGCTCGCGACGGCGATCACGGCGATGCGCACCTCCCTCGCCCCATACGGTCGAGACGTAGACATCGCATCGCTGCTTGTTGCGCAGAGCGTGCCGACGGTGACGATAGGCGAGCCGATGGCAGCCACGGCCGACGGTACCACAACGGACGTGGACGGCGACGGTATCCCTGATGAGCCTCCGACAGACGACGCGGCCCAGCAGCTCGCGGACAAGATGACCGCGGAAAACGTTGACCGCTGCGAGCACGGCGCCGTCAACCGGTGTCGTCTGTGCGGGATCGAGCGCGTGCGCGATTTTGAGCGTGACGAAAACGGCGATGTTGTTTGGAAGGTCGCGTGGCGACCGATCGGTAAGCCGACCGCGGCTCCGACCGAACAATCGCAGAAGGAAGCAGCGTGAAGGCGATAGGTCGCATGATGTCGCGAGGGCGCGACGTGGCTTCGACCTCCCGGCCGCGCGCACCTTCGCTCGATCGCACGACCTACGTGCTCGATGCGCGGACGCTACTGCACCATCGCACTGGTCAGACGATGGCGCTCGCCTCGACGGCGATAGGGCGGACGTTTTCGATCGAGTCGGGTCCGCACGACATTGCCCACCATCCGGTGTCTGGACGCCGATCAGAACGTGGTGCCGCGGCAACAAAGAAGGCTCGATCGCAGATCGCCATCGTCGACGTGATCGGTCCGCTATCTCAGCGGGCGGACTACTTTTGCGGGTGGATCGACGGATACGACTCGATCGCAGAGCGTGTGACAAGCGCGATCGAAGACACTGAGGTTGGGGCCGTCGTCCTGCGAGTCGACTCACCCGGCGGAGATCTGGCCGGGCTCGAAGAGTGCATTCGGTCGATCGTCGCAGTTCGAGATGCGGAGCAGAAGCCGATCGGCGTCTACGTCGACGAGCTCGCATGTAGCGCCGCATACTGGCTCGCAGCTGGTGTGAGCGACGCAGGGATCTTCGCGCCGACATCCGCGGAGGTGGGTTCGATCGGCTGCTACACGATGTTCGCCGACATGCGAGGGGCGCTCGAGCAGGAAGGCAACGCCGTCACGCTCGTGCGTGATCCTCCAGGCAAGGACGCGGGAAACCCATTCGACCCCGTTGTCGACGTCGCGCTCGAGCGAGAGCGTGTGCGAGTAACGGAGGCTGCGACGCGCTTTTACGAGGCCATTGGGTCGCTGCGCGGCGTGGATGCGTTGCTGGTGCGCGCGCTCAACGGAGCGACATTCGGCGCGGCCGCGGCATTGGAGAAGAAGCTTATCGACGGAGTCATGTCGATCAGCGGAGTGATCGAGACCATGAGCGCAAAGGCACAGGAATCGGAGCTCTCGGGGATGCGAGGGCGGCTCAGCGGCGCGAAAGCGCGAAGGACATCAGCGATGAAGAACACGAAGCGTCAAGCGGCCGAAGACGTGCCCGCCGGCGAGGGCGAGTCCAATAGCTCCGGACGGGCGACGGCTGCGGAGGTCTCCACTGCCGCAGCAGACTGCGCGACCGTGTGCACCGACGCCGCGACCGCGTGTGACGGAGGCACGGCCGACGAGGCGATCGCTGCCACCACCGCGATGATCGCTGCGTGCGAGAATGCGATCAAGGTGGGGCAGAGCTTCCTCGGCGGGGGGACTCTCGATGCCCCAGCGGAGATGGCCGAGCCGACCGAGCCCGCTGCGGCTGCAGCCGATGCTCGCGTGCTCAAGCTGCTCGACACGATCGAAAGCGAGCGACGCGCAGAGGCGGCTACAAAACGCGCCGCGGCTGTGGCTGAAGAGCGCGCAAAGCTGCTCGCTGAATCGCGCATCGTCAGCAAGGAACTGCGAGCCCTCGTCGAGGATCCCAAAACGCCAATCGAAACGGCGCGGCGGATTGCCAGGTCGTTCCCGGCCGAGGTGCCGAATCTGGCCGGCGACGTCACCGCGGTCGGGTCGCTTGCTGGCGGCGGGACCGGGGTCGCGGGCCTGACCGAGCGCGAGCTCAAGATTTGCAGAGACACTGGGTGCACCCCCGAGAAGTTCGCCGAGCTCAAGGCTCGGCGTGAGGCCCAGGCGGGCAGGAGCTGACAATGGCAAACACCACCGTAAACCTGATTCGTGAGCCCGTCGGCGCCGAGGGCAAGACCATCTACGTCGCAGTCGGAGCGTCGGCGATCAAGGAAGGGATCATGGTCGCTCAGCTCGACGCTGACGCGAAGCTGGTTCCTGGGTCGACCGCGCTGTCCGGCGACTGCATCGGCGTGTCGACACACGCGGCCGCAGCGCTCGGACGATGCGCTGTCGAGACTGATCGGCAATACCTTTTCGCCAACGCGACGGGGGGCGACGCATGCAGCGCAGCCACGCCGATCGGCTGGACCGTGTACATGTCAGACGATCACACGATCGCCGACAACTCTGCGTCGGGCACTCGCTTCAAGGCGGGCATCTTCATGGGGATGCAGGACTCACGCGTGAAGGTGTGGGTGTCTCCCTCCGCCGTTCGCGTGGCCGAGGCCCTGGATGTTGAACTCGACGACAGCGACGGGTACTTCGACGTCGACAACGTCGAGGCAGCACTCGCTCAAATCGTTTCCGATTTGGCGGCCGTGACTGCCACCCACGGGGCCAACATGGTTGGGTTCGAGGATTCCGGCAACAAGACCGCGGCAGCGACGGTCGACGAAGCGCTGGACGAGATCTACATCGACGCCACTTCGGCCCAAGGGGTCATCGAGATCGAGCTCGGTTCGATTCGGGACGCGGACGGCGACGTGGCAAAGTTCGCGAACGGTGGAGCCGACGGCCTCACCGTCGCGGACTCCAAGGCGGTTTGCTACCGGATCAACAACGCAGCGAGTCCGCCGAAGAACATTTTCGATTTCAAGATCCCGTACGATGCGAACATCACCGCGGATATGACCTTGAAGGCGATGTGTTCGAAGTCCGACGCAACCGTCGGCGACGCGACCACGCTCGATGTGGAGTTGTTCAATCAGGTCGACGGAGCGCTTCACGACGCTGATGCCGACTACGGCGGCACGACCGACGCTCTCACCGGCGACGTCGATGCGAAGACCATCGCCACGCTGGAATTGACACTTACGGCTGCGGATCTGCCGGCCGTCGGAAGCAAGGTGTCGGGGACGTTCAAGCCGACTGATGGCACGCTCGGGACCGATGACCTCCTGATCCACCGCGTGTGGGTCGAATACACACGCAAGCTTCGAACCGCCTGATAGGCAGCAGAAGGGACTACCATGAGCCTTTACGAATCAGACAAGCTGCCAGCGACCAGTGCGGAAGCCCTTGTCGAGTACTCCGACCGCTATCTCGCCGCGCAGGGTGCCGACGTCCCCCCGGGGTGGGTCGACGACTACGGCGACTCCACACCCGTGAACGTCCCCGAAACGACGTACCCGCTGTCTGCGATGAGTGGGAAGTTCAAGGAGACCGAGGGCGACAGCGCCGTCGAGACGATGGGCGAGGACAAGCTCGACCTCAAGGTGGTCGAGTACGACATGGGCTACGAAGCCCGACTGGTCGACTTGTTGACGAAGGTGTTTGCCTATCGTCAGTGGAACGACAGTGCGAATTCCGCGAACATCGCCGAGCAGAACCACCGGGCCGACTCGATTGCTGCCTTGCTCGAGGCCGGCGAATCCACGCTGATCTGGAACGGTCAGAACTTCTTTTCGGCGACGCACCCGGCGAACACTAAGAAACCTGGACTCGGAACGTCCAGCAACTACCAGGCGACGCCGAAGGACTGCAACTCAATCGCCAACATCATCGCAGAGCGGACCGCAATGCGCGCTGTGAAGGACGTCAACGGCAAGAAGCTGCGAGTCAATCCAGACACCATCCTGTTGCCGACAGAAAAGTTCGAGATCGTGGACGCGCTGATCAAGCAAATCCAGGTGTCGGTTGCAAGCGGCACCGGTGTCCCCGGTGGCGGCACGGCCACCATGACCAACCCAATCGCGGGACTGAAGGCCGTCCACGTTCCGGAGTTCACCGACCCCGATGACTGGTACCTCGCAGACTCCAGTCTGGTGAAGAAGATGCCTCCGTGGCTGTGCGCGCGCTGGTCTCCGGGTCTCGAGCTCGAACTCCGGCAGTGGGACACGGACTCAGATTTCTTCAAGAACACTGGCAAGCTCAAGAACAGCGCGCACATCTGGTACGGCTTCGCCTTGGCCTTCTGGCAGGGTCTCCGAAAGATCAAGGGCGCCTGATAGGAGCCAGACCCAAGACGTAGCAACTCGTCTCCCCACCTCTCAGCCCCCTACCGGCCAAGGTCCGCAGGGGGCTTCCCCCGTAGAAGCCCATGGCGTCCTACCTCACAGTCCCAGAGTTCCGCGTCCGGACCGTCATGTCGAACGCGTCAGTGGACGAGCTCGAGGTGAGGGAGCCCGGCTTTCTGGACGCCGCTCTAAGCGATTGGAGCGCGTGGATCGATGCGAGGCTGTCGAAGCGATACGCAGCTCCGTTCACGGCACCGTATCCGATCGTCATTCGCAAATGGCTCGACCATCTGGTGACACCAGAGGCGTACACGAAACTCGGGTGGTCCCCGTCCTCCGTCTCCGACCAGGCGATCGTCGAGCGCGCAACGCGAGCTCGCGACGAGATCAAGGAGGCCGCGGACTCCAAGGACGGTCTCTTTGAACTCCCGCTTCGATCCGACACGACCGCGACTGGCGTGTCCAAGGGTGGCCCGCTCGCCTGCTCTGAAGCCTCCCCGTATGCGTGGATGAGTAAGCAGGCAGCGACTGGCAGATCGGAGGACGGCTCGTGAGCTCCCTGGGCACACTGTTCGATCTGGTTGCAGCCGCTCTCGCTGGCGAGTCCGAGACCTCCACCACGTCTGTGGTGTTCGGGTCGCGCGAAAAGGCTAGGCAGGTCAATCACGGTGCGCGCGTCGCAAACCGCGTCGTAATTGAGCCGCTCCAAGGCGCCAAGATCGGCGACATCAAGCCGCCCAGGCAGCCGGGCGGCAACCCGAAGCGGGTAGCGTCAATGCCAATGGCGGCCACCGTGTACGTCTGGGGATACGACGGTTCTACGGCAGCGTCCGCAGCCGACGAGCGGCACCAGTACGAGGCAGTGTACACGCTGCTCGGACACGTCCTACGCGTGCTGCACGACGCGAGGGCGAGCGAGATTCAGTACGGCCCCGTCCTGCGAGTAGCCCCTGCGAAGCAAGAGCACGTCCTCGGGCAGGAGTGGAGCTTCACGATCTCAGTGCTCGATGACTTCGAGGGGATTCCGGACACGCCTGTGATTCGCGACCCCGAGTTCACCACCACGTTCGTTCTTCCCACACCTTCGGAGGCATGACCGATGCCGATCGCCAACGTCAATATCACTCTGCTCGACGGCGCGTTGGGCGTGCTCCCGTCGAACCTCGTCGGACACATCGCCGTCGTCGCTGGGCCTGCGTCCAAAGGCCCGCTTCTGCAACCGGTGGCGTTTGCCCGCCCGGCAGACATCGAAACCAACTTCGGCTACGGCGCCGGCGTCGAACTGGGCTGCGCAACAATAGGTCGCCCTGCCAAGGCGTGTGTGTTCATGCGCACTGACACCACGTCGGTGGGTGCATACGGCGCAATCGACTCGACCAACGTCGATGGCACCAGCGTTCCGACCGCGGACGCCGCTGTTGAGCCGTACGACGAATACGAGCCGTACGTGAAGGTCATCGCCGGCGGGACGATCGGGGTCGATGGCATCACGTACCAGCACAGCCTTGACGGCGGCCGCACGATGTCGGCCACAACGAAGCTCGGCACTGACAATCACATCACATTCCCAACCGGCAACGTGAAGTTCGATCTGGCCGCCGGCACGCTCGTCGCCGGCGACTACTGGTTCACCCGCACAACTGGACCGCAAGAGAACGCCAGCGACTTCTCTGACGCGCGGACCGCGATCGCGGAGATGGGCTACGACTGGGACTTTGCCGCCTTCGCGACCCCGATGGGCGGCTCCGAGGTGGGGAGCTTCGACACGTGGCTCGAATCTCTCTGGGCCGCTGGCGACCGCAAGGCGGCACGACTCAACGCAAGAGGCCCGGCTGTCGGCGAGTCCGAAGCCACGTGGATCGCATCGTTGGCCGCGGACTTCTCTGGGGTCACGAGCAAGCGGATTGCCGTGTCCGCCGGTTACTGTGAGTTTTCGAGTTCGGCAGTCGGCGCTCGCAAGTACCGTCGACCCGCCGGCTGGATCTCCACCGCTCGCGCGCTGAAGCTCGCCAAGCCGTGGAAGACCGACCTCGGCCAGGTGGACCTCGGCAACCTCGGTGGCGACGTGAAGATCAAGAACGCAGCCGGCCGCAAGGCTGGGCTACACGATGAGTCCCTCGATCCTGGTCTCGACGCTCTTGGCTTCGAGACGCTGACATCGCTCAAGGGGCGCAAGGGTGCCTACGTCACCACCCCGCGGGTGCTCGCCAATATCGGCAGCGATTACTACCTCTGGCAGTACGTCGCAGTTACGAACCGCGCGGCCGCAGCGTGTGGAAGTCGGCTGTTGTCTCGGTGCCGCAAGAACATCTTCGTGTCTCCGTCGACGGGCTACATCACCACGCCCGAGGCCAAGGACATCAACAAGGAAGTCGAGGCCGAGGTGCGCAACGCGGTGGGTGACAGCGTATCGGCGCAGTCGTTCGCCGTCGGTCAAACCGACAACCTGCTCGCGCAGAACTCGGTTGTGACCGGGGCTCTTCGCATCGTGCCGCTGGCGTATCCCGCCGGCTTCGACATCACCATGGGGTTCGTCAATCCGGCCACCGGCGTCGTGGCGTGAGGTAGCGCATGGCACAGACCATCAACACACTCAACATCAACGGCCGGCTGGTCTCGTGGTCGCATACGCGCCTCACGCTCGACGGCGACCTGTTCACGGGCTTCACGTCGCTCACGTGGGATGAGGCGTGCGAGGTGGTCGTGGGCTACGCAGCGACTGCCGACCATGCCCCCGTGGCGTTCTCTGATGGCAAGTACGTTCCTGGGGATCTCAAGATCAAGGGACCAGTGCACGCGATCGCCGAGCTTCGCGACTGGTGGGCCGCGCACTCGAGCGACGGCAAGTCGTACGGGCCGAGCAAGGTTCAGCTCAAGAGCGCTCAGCTGCAGTGGGACCTTGGCGAGGGGACTCCGGAGCAGCGGGCCGAGTGGGAGACGCTGATCTGGCTCGGCAACAGCAACGCCAACGAGGAGAGCGCCGACGGCAGGGAGGAAGAGATCACGATCAAATTCCTCAAGTGCCGCCGCAACGGCAAGACGCTCTACAACAGCGAGAATGAGGTCTGACGATGGCAAACAAGACTGCAACGTTCACCTTCGACATGTCCTATTCAAGCGCAGGCGGGTCGTCTGTGAGCGCTCCTCGCAAGACCGTGTCGGTTCCCTACCAGGCACTCAACGAGGGATTGATCGACGTGCCGGCGGGTGCCGTCGCCACGACCGTCTACGAGATCCCGTTCGGATCCGTGGGCACCGAGGCAACGGGCCTGCGAATCGACAACAACACGGACGGGCCTCTGGGAATCCTGATCAACGGCGCCGTGGCCCTGAGTCACGAGATCGAGCCCGGCGGCACACAGATCATCGCAGGACCGGTCGACGGCGCATCGACTCCAGTCACATCCTGTTCCGTCGAACTCGGCGCCGAGCAAGTCGCCGCGGCGTCCATTTCGTACTGGGTGTTCGGCGACCCCGAATAATTGCCGACTAGAAAGGAGTCTGTCATGGGCCAAGATGACAGCACATATCGAACCGCAGGTATCCCGGGTACACAATTCGAGGCACCGAAGACCGAAGAAGAGATCCGACGAGAAGCACTCCAAGCCAAGCTCGACGAGGCGCGCGCGGCGAGAGAAGCGGCCGAGGACAAGCGAACGAGGCGCTTCGAGCTCGACGACCTCCAGCGCGAGATCGAACGCGAGGCGAGGGCCGCCGAGGAGATCGAGAAGCTCGAGGAGCTCGAGGTCGAGCACGGACGCGTCGGCATCCACATCTGGCGGATCGACACGTCGATGGGCATGGTCGTCATGGGTCGGCCGACGCCGGCGAAGTACCGGGGATTCGCGGACAAGAACAAGACCTCGCAGAATGCGCAGGAGCAATTCGCGCGAGAGTTCCTTCTGTACCCGGACAAGCAACGATTCAACGCGATGGTCTCCACCCTTCCGGGCCTGATCGGGCGCTGCTGTGACGCACTGATCTGGCTCGCGGGATGGCGGCAACGGGAGCAAACCGAGGGAAAATTCGAGACCTCCTGAGCCACGCGCGAGAGCGACCGGGGATTGCAGCGGAATGCATCCTGGCTCTGGAGGTCGGACGGGAGGACACGGACAACGAGTTTGATCGGCAACTGGTAGCGGCGGTGTTGCAAGCGGAACACTGGGCAACGATGCGGGCGCTGAGGATCGAGCTCCGCAGCTTTTTGAAGGCGATGGCGAAATAATGAGCGCAGACGCAGCAATCGCAAAGGTCGGAACCTGGATTGACAGGCTCCAATCGCTGCCGAAGGTGGTCGACGATGCCGCGCCCGATGCCGCTGTTGCTGTGGAGTCTGCAATCCGTCGCTCGGTGGCCGCCGGTACGTCCGTGATGGGCGAAGCGTGGCCGCCCACAAAGGATGGTCGACGCCCTCTCAGCGGGGCAGCGTCCGCGGTCAATGTGTCGGTGAGCGGCAATCAGGTGACCGTCACGCTGGGCGCTCCAGAGATCTACCACCATCTCGGCCGGGGTGTGCCTCGTCGAGAGATCATCCCAACCGGTGAGCTTCCGGCGGATACCAGCGAAACGATCAAGCGGGCGATGGTCGACCGCGCGATTGCGCACATCGAGGGCGGCAATGGCTGACACCGCGGAATTCGGGCTCGTCCTCAGGGATGAGACGTCCGGCGCAGCCGCAGCCGCGGGGGCATCTCTGCAGGGGATGCAGGAGGCCATGCGCGGGGCCGCGAGCGAGCTGCAGAAGCTCAACAGCGACCTGAAGTCGACCGGCGGATCCGCGAGCGAAATGTCCGCAGAAGCGAAGGCCGTGGCCGACAGCATGGGCAAGACCGCCAAAGAGGCCAATCGGCTAGCGCGTGAGTTCGAAGGCGCCGACAAGGCCTCGTTGGTAATGGCCGATCACTACGGTGATATGGCATCCAACTTCGGTGCGTTTGGCGGGCCGATAGGCAACACCGTCATGCGGTTTTACGAGCTCAAGGAGGCATACACCAAGCTGTCACTGTTCGCCGGCAAGGGCACGGCGATCTTTGCGGCTGCCAGCCTTGGTTTCGCGGCGCTCGCTGCTGTTGCGCTGATCGCCACCACCGCGGTGATTGCGCTCGGCGTGGCGCTCGTGAAGTCCGCGATTTCGGCCAGTGACGCAGCGTCGAAGATCGATATCTTGCGCGAGGGCATGACCGGATCCGCGGCGTCTGCTGCTGCGCTGTCGGGCTCGATCAGTAAGGTCGCGTCGAAGGTGCCGCTGTCGACCGCCGAAGTCGGCAAACTCGCCGACGGGCTGTGGAAGAGCGGCAAGCGCGGGGCTGAGCTCGAGAAGGCCTTGCTCGCTGCTTCCTACAAGGCGGCGGGACTCGGCAAGAATCCAGGCCCGGATCTGATCGCGCGGCGAATGGCGAACCTCGACGTGATCGGAATGAAGCTCAGCGATCATATCGCCGGTATTTTTGCTGGGCCCAAGACCAAGACCGCTACTGGCAAGTTCGGTACCGCGCTCGCAGGCTTCGTCGATCTGTTCAGCAAGAATCGATCGGAAGGACGCGCGCTCGAAGCGTTGCTCTCGACGATCGTGGTGCCGCTGATCAACGGGCTCACGGCCGCTATCCCGCTGGCGCATCAGCTGTTTCGCGGCATGATCATCCTCGCGCTCATGGCTGCGATCGGGGTGCTGAAGGCCACGAACGCGATCCTCGAAATGATTCCCGAGTCGGCGAAGGCTAAGGCCGCCGAGCTCGCCGGGAAGATCGACGCGATTGCGATCGCGGTCACAGCGGGCAAGTGGGTCATGGGCTTGTTCATCGCGAGCTTGGTAATCGTGGCCGCCGTGTTCGGCGTCGTTATCGGTGTGATTGCGGCTGTGATCGCTGTCGTCTTCGGCCTCGTCACGGCGATCGCCTCCGCCGCGGTCGCCATCGGAGGCGCCGTTTCAGACGCAGTAGGCGCGCTATTCGAGCTTGGAGCCGCCGGATTGTCCGCCGCCGGCGACCTCATCAGCGGCCTGGTCAACGGCATCACCAGCGGGTCCGGCGCTGTCTACGACGCGATCAAGTCGATGGCGTCTGGTCTGCTATCCACCCTCACCAGCACGTTGGAAATTGGAAGCCCCTCGAAGGCGACAACCAGGGTCGGAGGGTACGCTGGCCAGGGCATGGCGATTGGTATCGAGCAGGAGGCGCAGGCGGTAGAGGACGCAGCGACATCACTGGTAGAGCCGCTTGCATTCACGGACATCAGCACAGTGGAGCCCCCGCAGATCGCTGCGATGGCTGAGGCGGGGCGCCAGGCATCCGGAGGCGGAGCTCGTAGCGGGCCGGTCTCGATCACGATCCCGCTCAAGATCGAAGGCATGTCCGCGGCTGAAGAGAAGCAGACGCGCGGAGTCATTGCCCAGCTCTGCGAGGCGATCGAGACGGGCCTCGAGCAAGCCGGCATCCCGGCCACGGTGGCGATCGCATGACGCAGCAGCTCCCAGGCGAACTGACCGACGACGGGCTGCTCAGCTCGCTGCAGGGCGCCGAGCTCAATCCGTTCGATTACCCTGAGCTGTGGCGGTATCTGTACCTCAATCAGATCCAGGTCCCGGGGCTCGTGGCGGACTGCGCCGGATCGAACCCTCGCAAGTGGGACACGCAGGACGGCAAGGGCCAGTCGGGCGCGACCGTCGTGTACAACGGTGATGGTCTGGCTGAGTTCCCCGCAAAAATCCAACTCGGATGGCGCGGCCCGTCGCTACCAACGCCCCAACAGCAGTGGGCCGAGTGGCACACGTTCAAGGAATTGCTCAAGCCGCCCACGGAGAAGAACCCTAACTCGCTGTCGATCTACTACCCGAACCTGATGCTCCTGCCCGTGCCGATTGTGGCAGTCATCGTGCTCGACGTGATCGGCCCTCGGCGGGTCGCACCTGGTGTGGACGAATTCGAGATCAAGTTCCGGCAGCACCGAGCGGCTTCGAAAGCAGGCACCAAGGGTGGATCGGCCAAGACCGACGGCGGAGGCGGCACGAGCACGCAGAACGAAGCGGACGCAATGATCGATGGCCTCGTCGACGAGTTGAATTCACTGCTATGAGTCAGTCAGTCACAGCCAACGGAATGCTCGTTACAGCGCTCGCGCTGAGCGTGCCGCATTCCGGCGTGTGGACAGCAGTGGTGGACTTCGATCAAGACAGGTCCGGGCTGACGGGTGCGGCGATCCTCGACGTAGGCGGGGCCCAGTACGTCGGCACGTTCGTCCCGGAGCTCAGCGGCTCCGACGGATTGCTCTCGAAGGCCTTTGTGGTCGCCGGCGCCGGCGGATGGCGGAAGCCGATCGAGCCCAAGCCGTATCACTCCGACTCCGGCGTGTCCGCGGCGTCGATAGTGGTGGATCTTGCCAACGCTGCTGGGGAGACGCTCGGTAGCGTCGTGATCGGTACCGCCCTGGGCGTGGACTACGTCCGCGAGCGGACGACGGCAGGACGGGCCCTCCAGGCTGTCTGCAGCCCAACCTCGTGGTGGGTGGGATTCGACGGCATCACGCGAGTCGGTCCTCGTGCCCGGTCTGAAGTGGTGGGCGAGTACCAGGTGCTCGAATTCGACCCGCGGTGGAAGGTCGCCCAGGTCGTGGCGAGCTCGCCGGCGTCGATCGACGTGGGGAAGATCCTGCGCGTCGGGCTTGACGTCCCGATGGTCGTTCGCTCGTTCGATCTCGAGGTGACGTCTGAGCGCTCGCGCTTCGTATGCATTTGCGAGGCAGCGTCATGATCGATCGCCTCATGACCGACCTCGAGCGCGCGGTGCGGCATGTGCTGCCCGAGCTGCCGTTCCTGGGGGCGTATCGCTACCGAGTAGTCAAGGCCAACCCTGGGGACGGCCGGTGGCACCTGCAGGTGGTAGTGGACCGCGGGCTCCCGGACTTGCTTCCGATCTCGATATCTCCCGGCATGGCGGGGCTCAATGCGCAACTGGGGCTCGGTTCGACGGTGCTCGTGCAGTTTGTTGAGGGTCGCCGCGATATGCCGATGATCACCCACTTTGCCGCTCCTGGTGACGCTGGGTGGCGTCCCGTAACACTCACGCTCGACGCGTCAGGTACCGTGTTCGTCGGGCCGTCCGCCGACATGGTGGAGCTTGGGAGCGGCACAGACACACCGGCAAACGCAACTGGCCGCGTTGTGCGCTACGGCGATCAGGTTCTGTTCCCCGGCAGCGGCGGACCAGCAGCGATCATTCTGAACCCCGGCGCCAGCGCTGCAAAGGTGCGAGCATGAGTTTGATTCTCGACGCCATCGCGACCGCGGCCGCGGACATCCCTACGGGCTGGAAGACCTACGAGTCCGGCCAATACGGCTCCGACATTGCGTGCGGTGATGACTGCGACGCGCTGTTTTCGGAGGACGATGGCACAACGCCACGTGCCGTAGCTCTCTCGATCTGGCGCACCATCACGAGCGACACAGACAGCATTCCGGACGCGCCTGGTGAGGGAAGATCGATCACGAGCCTACTGCGCCGACCCGCAACACAAAGTGAGATTCGAATGTGGCCATCCTTGCTCGAGGGCGAGATCCTTCGAGACGATCGAGTGGCCACCGTCGTGGTGCGGTTCGAGCAGCTCACGCAGGAGATGTGGTCCGTTTCTATCGACGGAACCACCGTCAACGGCGAGGCCTTCGACCTCATCGGACAGGCGTCGTCAACGACTTCGATCCTCACCCAGATCATGGGAGCCAGCGTATGATTTCGCTCGATGACATCCTGACCCCCGTGACAATCGCCGAGGCGAAACAGTCGATCTACGACGTGCTCGATGACCTCGAGCTTCCGACCACCGCCTGGAAGCCGAAGGCTGTTGTGCGCGCGATTATCTGGGTGATGGCCGCGTTGATTGCGGCGCTGTCCGTGGTCATCGTGCTCGTCGGCAAGGCGGGATTCCGACAGTACGCGACCGGGGACTTCCTCTCGCTTCACGCCGAGCAGATGGTTGGGATCTCGCGCGTCATCGCGACGTTTGCGGCGGGACAACTCACGCTCGACAACACTGCAGGGGGAGGCCTCTACAACATCGTAGCTCGCGGCGCCATCTTCCAGAACAGCGTCACAAAGAAGACGTACAAGAACGACTCAGCGTTCACGTTGCTCCCCGGTGGAACAGCCACCATCGACATCACCGCCACCGAGGCCGGGAGTGATTCAAGCTCGGGAGCCACAGCCATCGACACCATCGTCACGACGATGCTCGGTGTGACCTGCTCGAACGCCGCGGCGCTGGTGGGCCTCAACGCCGAGGCCGACGACGCCCTTCGAACGCGCGAGGGTGAGCAGCTCGACGCGCTGTCGCCTAACGGACCTGCCGGCGCGTATGCCGCCATCGCGAAGGCCGCTGTCGACTCCGCGGGGAACCTGATCGGAATCACCCGCGTCCGCGTGACCTCGAGCAGCTCGACGGGCGAAGTGACCGTGACGCTCGCCACCGCTTCCGGAGCAGTAACCGGCACGGTGGGCGATGTCGGTACCGATTTGGGCGCGGCGAACTACGCGATCCAGACCAAGTGCGTGCCCCTGGGGATCGCAAGCTGCACCGTGCAGAGTGCCTCCGAGGTTTTGATCGCCGCAACCTACGAGATGTGGATCTACACCGACGCGGGACTCGACGAGGCGGAGGCCGAAACCTACGCGTCCGCCGCACTCGACAAATTCATCACCACGCGCCCGATCGCCGGCGACGTCATCCCCCCGGCCACGACTGGTTCCGTGGATCACAACTTGCTCGAGGCCGCGATCAAGGGAATGCGCTCCGATATGATCAGCGACGACGACGCGCGCGACATCAGCGCCGAGATCGTCAGGGTCGTGGTGACGGTGCCGGCTGGCGATACCGCGCTGGCGGCAACCGAGGTTCCAGTCGCGGGCACCCATACATGCACTCAAGTGCACCTGGTGACGAAGTGAGCGAGTTCGTCCCCTTCCGTCACAGGCTCGAGCTGATCGCACGCGCGCCGTGGCTTCAGCGAGTGTACCTGCTCCGCCTCCTGTTCGTTTTTGCGTTGCATATCGACGCGCTCGTCGACTGGGCCTTCCTAGCCCTCAAAGCGAGGTATCCAAGTCTTGCCCCGCCGGACGCCCTGCCCGCACTTGGCCGCGAGCGGGGTATCCGACGGGGCTTTGCTGAGTCGCTCGAAAGCTACGCGGCGCGTCTCTTGACGTGGCTTGTCGACCGCAGGATCAAGGGCAGTCCGTATGCGCTTATGAACCAGCTTGCGGGATACTTTACGGGATACAACGTGCGCATCCGGATCGTGAACGCCGCTGGCACCTGGTACACGCGCTATCACGACGGCACGCTCGACTGGCACTTCGCGAGCCCATCGAACTGGGATTGGGATGGCGATGCGTCGCTCTTCTCTCGCTACTGGGTGATTGTCTACGTCCCCACATCGCTGTGGAGCGGGGAAGGCCTTTGGGGCCAGCCTGTGGGCCCCGGTGGCGGAGTCTGGGGCGACGGTGGAGTCTGGGGCCTGAGCGCGACGTACGAGCAGGGACAGACCGTCGAGGCCATCATCCGGGACTGGAATCCGCCTCACGCCAGATGCGCCGGCGTCGTCGTGACGTGGGATTTGTTCTCGTTCGATCCGACCGACAGCGGCGCTGGGTTCCCCGACGGAAACTGGGGGCGAGCGGGCAAGGACGACGGCGCAGGCAACTATGTACTAGCGCGGCCGACGACGGTTCGATTTGCTGGGGAGATTGTCTGATGCAAACCTTCACGCCTGATGGCTCAACGTACCATGAGACCGCCGAACTCCCGGAGGATCTCACCGACCATCGCAACGCCGACAGCGTGCGGGTAGGCATTGAGGCAGCGCTCGACAACGCCGCGTGGTTGGCGGCCTTCGGTACCCGTGTTCGCGATGTGGCCTACGACACGATCGACGGCGTTGCCTCGCAGTTCAATTGCGACTCCGCGACAAGCACCGACTGGCAGGACGCCACTGGAGTCACGCTGACGGTCCCGGCCGCAACCAACGATCGAATCCTCTACAGCTTCGCCTTCGACACCGATCCGAACTCGTGTACGGGCGGCGAAGTCCGACTCGTGTACACGGAGGGAACAGGCCCCGACACCGAGGTGCCAGGATCCAGAAAGCGCGTTGTTGGAGCAGACCTATTCCCGCGCACGCTCAGTGGTGTGCACCAGGTCTCGGTCACCGCGGATTGCGTGTTCAAACTGCAGTGCAAGTGCTCAGCCGGTGATTGGAGCGTGTACGCCGGCGTAACCATGAGCGCTGTTGTCGTATCGCAGAAGGGGATTTGGCCGTGACAGCATTAGACGGAATCGTCGGCGGCATCCGCAAGATCTACCAGAACGGCACTGAGGTCCTGTTCAAAAAGGGCCTCGACTTCGTCGACATGGCGATCACGGTCGGGACTGATCGCTTATCACTGGTGGTGTCCGGTCTTCGCGGGAGACCAGTGAGTGCTACCGCGCCGACCACTGGGCAGGTGCTCGGGTTCGATGGCACCGAGTGGACTCCTACGGCGGCCGGGCTTGCCGATGGCACTGCTGGGCAGTTTCTGACGTACACAACCAGTTGGGTCGCTACGAGTGATTTTTTGTTGGCCGCCGGCAACCGTGCAATAGGAATCACCCCTCCCGCGTCCGGCGCTGGATACTCGCTCACGCTGTCGGGTAGTGATGGGGCCGCTGGTGGTGGAGCGGGCGGAAGCGCTGTTGTGCACGCTGGTGCTGGCGGAGTCGGTGACGACGACGGCAACGTGATTCTGACGATCGATACCGCAGTGGTGGCGAAGTTCGGCACCGATGTGCACGGCGGGACTGGGTTTTTGTATGGCTTCGGCGGCAAGTACGCCACCCGACCCGTCGTCAACTGGCTCGTTGGCGACGATGCAAAAATGATCGAACTGCTCGAAGCGCTCGTGGCCGTGGGTGTGATCGACGGCGAACAATTGATCGCATAAGGAACGCTGGAGACGAACATGGCATTCTTCGAAACAGACGATCTAAGTAAGGTATTCGTTCCCCCGACCGGCGCAGGTGGCGCTGTGCTGCCGATCATCGGCAAGCCAGGTGGGGGCGGTATCAGTGTGGAGGCAGGCGCACATGGTGGCCTTGCAGTCGAGTTCGTCGCTGGGGCAGAGGCGGCTGCAACCACCCAGCTCCCCGCCACCATCGGGCAGAAGGCGGCAGCCGCGTCTCTGTCGATCGTGGAGGCAAGCGACTCGGGGCTGGCGACGTCGACGAAGCAGGACGAGATGGCGGCGCTCGCCGACGAAGTGACCGGCGGGAGCAAGGCGTACTCCGCCGACGGCACGCTGACGAAGAGCGATGTGACCGAATACGACCCCCCGCTCAAGGTCGTATGGGCGACGGGCGCGGGGGACATCACCGCGATGCTCGCCGATGACACCGCGTCGGTTGTGACCTTCGCCGTCGACGCCAACGAGCGCGTGAGCGAGTTTCGGATCAAGAAGATCATGGCCGCCACGACCGCTACAGGGCTATCGGGGGCGCAATGAGTCATCCGCTGATCTTGATCCGCAATCGCGTCCTGTCGCCCGCTGAGTGCCTGGGCGGGTATCCGACTCCGCGTGGTGCGGACGGGATCGGCGTCGGCGTCGGGTGTCGACTGGGGCTGCGAAGACGTCGCTGGACGCCCGCGTCCCTGCCGTCGCTCGCGGCGTGGTACGAGGCAGTCGACGTCGACGCTACGCTGGTCAAGGCGACGGCGCCTGTGTTCGTAAATAGCGCGTTTGCCGATGCTAGCTGGTGGTCCGTGGCGAGGGGCGCCCTGTCGGTCGTGGATGCCTCGCCGCGGCCGGGGAATGCGCTGCGCGTGACAGCGACGAGCGCAGATCCGGCGGCTTACAAAAGCATACTGATCGCGGGGAATCGTTATCAGGCATACGTGTACGGCAGGGGCGACGGCACCAACGCGCCCAACCTGGGGGATGGCTCTCCTGGAGCATACGGGACGGGTACGTCGAGCACAGAATGGCAATATATAGGGTCTGAGAAAACCGCAGGCGACGCATTATTTGCCATGTATCACAACGGGGCTACGGGCACGGCGGACTTTTGGGGACCGACCGCCACCAACCTCTCCCGCACCCGCTGGAATCCCCGCGCGGGGAGCCTGGGCGGGTATCTGAGCCAGGCGACGGCGGGGAGTCAGCCTTGGTGGGCAACGGATGGCGTGTACTTCGCAGCGGGGGACTCAATCGTGTCCAGCCTTGCCGCGTCAGCTTGGATACCACTGCATTACAAGGCGGGCAACGGGGCCAACGACGCCCCCGATCTCGTGGTAGCTTCGGTGTTCACCGTCGCAACCGCTGGCGATAACGTGTTGTTCTGGACAGGCACGCCCGGTGCAAGTGCGTATATGGCGGCAACGGGTGTCATGACATTCAAGATCGCGGCGGGTGGTGACGTGGCTTCCGTAAATTCCCCCGCAAGCACGATCGTAGCAGGCGCCAAGGTGCTAATCACCTGCACAAGTAACGCTAGTGGTGTGACTATTCGCAAGAACGGTGTCGAGGTTGCGACCGGCGCATACTCTGGTGCATGTTCGTCTAGCGATCCAAACACGACGTTATGGGTTGGCAATGCGACCGGATCCAACGGACTGCAGGGGAAGATCCACGAACAAGTGATTGCTTTCCAATCGGACGCAGCGTCAATCGCAAGGATCGAAGCCGACTTGATGGCGAGGCACGGACTATGATCACCGGAACACCCACCCAAGTCCAAGCCGTAGCGACCACGGTGGACGCGCAATCGCGCCTACCCCTCGCGTCGCCCGACTACCCGTGCGTATGCGGATATCACCTGATCGAGGTCGCCGACTACGAGGCAGAGACATTGCGCTGCCCCGCGTGCGGCGTTGTCGTGCCGGCGGGCGATCGCGCGGCGACGATACAGGTTGCGAAGGTCACGGTTGACAAGGGCACCGCGACGTACGAGGCGAGCAAGGAGCTTGAGGACAAGATCATTGCTGCGAAAGCCAAGACCGCAGACAAGCAGAGCGCCAGCGAAAAGGTGCTCGCGAGCGTCGATGTCGTGACCAAGGAAGACCCCAAGCCCATCGCCGACGATCCGATCGTCAAGGAGATAAGCAAGTGACAGACGTTGTTGCAACCCTCGTATCCGTGCCGTTCGCCATCGCGGTGACGGCGCTCTTGAGAAAAAGGTGGCCGTCAATCGATGGCGCCTACGTCTACGCCGTCGTGCTCGTGCTCACCGTAATCGGCGCAGTGCTCTCGTACTACCGCGCCAGTATCCCGGTCGAGGTCTGGACCGCAGCCGGGCCCTTGCTCGCGGCTGTGCTCGCGCTCGGTGGCGTGCAGGCCGCGCAGCATGTCGCGGAGTCCGGTGCGTCGAAGCCGCTTCCGACCGCAGCTGCAATCGATGAGTGGCTGGGGCGTGAAGTCCCGACCGTGAAAGAGGGCTCGACAGTGCCTCCGAGGACGCCATGACCCACGTTTACATCCTGACCGAGTATGAGGTCTATCAGATTGCCTACCTGACGCAGCACGGATGGGAGGCAGACGAAGTCCCCAGCCGTCACCGTGGGAAGCGGGTCGCGAGCGCTGTGTGGAGGAAGCCTGGCAAAACACACTCAGTGCCGGTCCCGCACTCATTCGAATTCGAGGAAACCGACGCGTGGGAACTCGATGACGCGTACTGGGAGGAACACACGTGACAGCGCCGAACGACGCCGACGTGATCCCCGACAACGGCTCGCGTGACCCGCGCCTCCGCTGCACATGGAACGAGCGGCGGCTGGACGCGATCGAGCGCTACTCACACGAGACAAGAGGTGCCCTCTCGGCAGTGTCCTCGGGGCTGTCCGACGTGCGGGCCCAGGTCGAGCAACTCGAGACGCGCTGGACGCTCGAATTCGCGCGCGTCGCCACGGCGACCGAGGACAACTCCCGCACTCTCAAATTGATAGCGCACGAGCTCAAGGTAGGGACTCTGCATCCCACGGAGCCCGAGCCTGACTTGATTGTGATTCCGCACGCAGGCTCGCCCCGCCAGCCTCTCACCTCACTCGACTACGAGGAGATGAGCGATACGGCCATGCGCCGCACAACCGAGCGTCTGGAGGCGGAGAATGCCATCCTCTACGCCAGGAACGCAGCGCTCGAAGCCACGCTCACCGAGCGGACGCGGCAGAGTGAACGTGCTCGGGCGAACGAAGACGCGGCTGTTGCTCGCGCTGATGCGATCGATAGCCGGAGGTGGACTCGGGCGCAGAAGTTCGGCGCTGGCATTCTCGCGCTTATCGCCGCTGGTGGCGGTGGTGCGGGGCTCGTGGAACTCATGCGCGTGCTCGCGCAAGTGTTGGGAGATTGATCATGCACGAAATCAAGGTAGCTGTGATGACGTGGTCGGCATCGGTGCTCGTGGGGCTCGCGCTGATAGCCTGTGTGGTATCGGTGTCCTCGTGCTCGCTCTTCACGGACGCGTGCACCGTCGCAAAGCCCCTGATTGAAAAGGGCGAGGCGATGCTCCCCGAGGCGAACACGGCAATCGCTCAGGCGTCCGCGATGGTCTCGACCATGCCGGAGGGCACGGCCAAGACGAAGGCGCTCGAGGCACTGCGAGACGCGTCGATGGGCCTGCGCATTGCCCAGGAGCTGCTCGACGGCGCCAGGGAGCAATGCAACACGCCTGACCTCGCTGCGGTGTTCCGTGCCTTCGCGACGGCGTGGGATGTGCTGCGGCCGTTCGTCGGCAACACCGGTGGCGCCGGCGGATACGTCCCGGATCCGAAGGCGTACACGGTGGGGATGAGCAAGTGATGCCCCGCCAACCCCGCGTGCTGAAGTGCAACGGTCTCGTCCCCACGCCCCGCGGCGTGGCCCCCTACGG